CGTTCTCCACATCTACTGATAAAGTAGGATGACATATTTTTTGAGTATCCACATTTTTATTACCTATACAAGGTATTCCAAAGTAGGCACAATTTAAACTAAAAGTACCAGCTGCTATAGTGGGCATTAAATGTACGGCGTATTTAAACGTAGATAATTCATTCATCCATTCTATCCATTGAAGACGTGGCAAATGGTTTAAATCAGGTATATTATGTTCATTTGAACGTTTTGCGTGAGAATCTTGTGTCCACTTTTCAACCTCAAACACATCTGATATTATATAACTAGAGAAACCTCCATACCAACGAGCAAAATTTCCTCCTATAATAACTTTATCTTGTGGTTGGGGTATTATATCCTTTATTAAATCTTCGATTAATAAAGTCTTTATTACGTTTACTTGTTTATGTGGTAATAAACCCTTATAAAATTTAACATCATGTTCGTTATGAGCAAATATACTATCACACTTAGATAACAAGTTATAAAAGTTAAATTGGTCTGCAATTTCATAATCATTGAAAAACCATGAAGGACCTTCTTGTATATAATGTACTTTTTTATTATTGGATTTTAAAACTTCTACCATATTTGAATTTAATAAATCAGATACAGGGTTTGGAGAATCGCTTAATTTAAGTCCAACGGCATTTAAAAAAGTTTCACCTTTTGGGAAAATAATAAAAACATGGTCTTGATTTTTAATTTTGCTGTAATTTAACAAATTAGTATGAGAGGCATTTAAAGCATTCATCCATGCAAATTCTGTTCTCATATTTTTAAAATTAGCAGGAATTTTACCTTCCCACCCCATTTCTGTTAAAAACATTACTTCCATGTTATATTTTTTCTATTATTTTATTAAATACTTTTTTATAACTAGGATGACATTCAAAAGTTGGTTTATTAGCTAAACACTTAACTTGAGGTGGTACACCCATAATATTACCCCATTCTTTGATGTTATATTTCATATTACTAGAACAAAATTCTTCACATGAACCTAAAATATAATCATATTTATACATTTGAGATCCTTTTCTCCATGGAGCTCTTAATTTAGGGTGTATCGAACTTCCTAATTGTAATATACGAACGTCTGTTGTACCAGCCAAATGAAGTATACCTGAATCCATTGTAACTACCATAGAAGCTTCATTATTCATCATCCACCTTAATTTATGTAATGTTATATTAGAATCATTTAAAAGATTTTTACCTAATTTTATATTAACATCCATTACGGGTTTTTGGGTATTATAAAACCCAACTTCACTTGAATCTTTTCCTATTGCTACTACAGGGATTCCTTTATCATTTAAAGAATCGATTAAACCTTGCCATTGTTTTTGATCCCAAGTTCTAGTAGCCCAAGTATGTGTTGGATGTATTAATATATATTTTCCTAAACCTAAAGGATTAGGGCTTTCAATATATAAATCAGTTTCCATTTCATCTGGGGTTAATGAAAAACCTAAAGAGGTTGCATGGTATTGTCTAATATCATGATTAGAATGTCTAAATTCTGTTTTTTGCCCATTTTTTAAATCATATGTTTTTCCAACTAACGGGCTAAATGTAGTATAAACCTTATACCCCTCAGTAGATGCCTCTAAAGGTAGTGCTTTTATAACTAAAGGGTGATTTTCAAATAAAAAGGGTTGTGAAGTAAAAACAGTTAAAGGTGATTGATAAGCTTCACATAACTTCCTAAGTGTAGGAATAGCTGCTAAAGTATCACCTAGTGCTGGGGTATCTATTTTTAAAGCTACTTTCATTATAATGTATTATAATAAGCATTTTGTTTTTCCTGTTTTTTAATATCTTTTGGATGGTATAATGCTAATTCTTCTTGAGCCGGTAATGCTGCGTATGATTTATGACCATCAAGGACTTCATGTACTTTATTTTTCCATTTAATCTTTGGTTTATTTTTCCAAATTCTCCATTGATAATCAGGCCAATTAACCCATCCTTTATCATTTACATTCCATCCCCACATTTGAATATGTTCATCAGTTAAGCCTTCTACAGTATTCACTCTAGGTACTAAATATACCTCATTATCTGGGTTGCTTTCTAATATAGTTGGAAGGTTTTCAATTAAAGCTTTATTAGGAAGTTCGTCCGCATCTATTTGAAATATATAATTTCCTTCACAATACTCAGTTAGTTTATTTTTCCAATTAGCAAAGTGACCTTTAAAATCTAACCCACGCCAAAATTGGAAATTGGGTAATTTGCTAAATTGTCTTAAATAAGAAGCTATCTCTTCATTACCATTTTTCTGGTCATAAAGAACAACTATTTCATCTTGTTGTCTTTTATTTTCTAATAGAAATGGAATAAGTTTCTGTATTTCAAGAAATTCATTACATACTGTTATTGCATAACTTATTTTCATATTTTATTATTCTGGTAATACCCCAATATACGAAAGGGCTTCTATAAAATCACGTTCTTTAAAGTAAGCAATAGTAGACATATCTGTCTTATATTTCTCTCCTTTATATTTATCTTGATCTTTTTCTGGTATTTCTATCGCTTTAACAGCTGCCCAACTCCATTCTTCTTTATTTTTACCAGATGCAAATATCATACCCCTATCTTTTATATTAATAGTATTAGGTAACCATATTAATTGAGTTTTTGGGTCAGTCCAAGCTAAATCTTTATAAATTTCAGGTAAAACACCCACTTGCTCTTTATAAAATTCAGAATCTTCTAACATTAAGGTGTTAGTCCAAAACCCACAAGATAGACTGTAATAATTAGTAATATCTTTATTTACTTCTGTTTTATAGCATAGATCACCTCCTGATTTAGGACAATCTATTATTTCATCATGATTCATATTATATTTTATTTAGTTTAGGTAACTTTAATTTGGGTAATTTCAACTCTACTTGGCTTGCAAATTCAGGTACCTGTGTGCTTAATTTATTATTAACTAAATCTCTCATTTTTTCCCAACTAAAGTTATCTTTAACGTATTGTTTTTGTTTTCTAGATCGGGTTAAATATTTTTTGTAATGTTTATAAACCTCTTTAAGAGAAGAAACAGCATTTTGTGGGTTAACTTGAAACCATTTAGCATCCTCAATTAACCAATTATTAGCCGCACTTTGATGTACATTTTCTAGAGTACCTGCTAATAAAACTGAATTAGTAGTGTTTAAAAAATCAGTATGACCACTCCACCCAGATGCTATAATAGGTTTGCCTGTTAATCCAAACTCTAATAAGGGTCTACCATATCCTTCCCCTTTAGTAAAACTAACCATAGCTTTTACCTTAGGGTGGTTATATAACTCATTCATTTCTGAATCGTCAAATTCCCCATTTAAAAGGTAGATATTAGGTAATTTAATATCACCATAACTATCTCTTATTAATTTGATTTTATCTAAAATCGCTTCTCTACTTATATAGGAGGCAACTCCCATTGAAGATTTTAAAATTAATGCTGGTTTTTTACCTATTCCACCTTTAAAGGCATCAAAGAAAGATTTTACTAAAACACCAACATTTTTTCTATCGTGACCGAAAGCACCACTCATCCAGTGCCCTACAAATAAATAACAAAACTCTTCATTTATATCTTTGAAATCAATAGTTTTTATTTCTGAGGATTTAATTGTTTTATAAGTACTAAGATCCGCACCCTCAAAAATAACTTCAACAGGTTTTTCTAATTTTATTTTTTGAATAACTTGTTTTGTTCTGGGGTCTGTTTTATCATAGGACATTTCTTCAAATGTCTTTTTAGCAAAATTTGAAGAAACCCAATTAGTATTCATTCTATTTAACCCTTCGATCCATTCAGCTTTACAAGCCGTAGCCTCAATACCAGCAGTACAACCAATATTAAACTTACCAACAGGTGTAAATTCATTTGGAATAGTTATTTGCATCCAAACTTCAGGTTGAGTTTTTTGCCAATCTTGAGTAACTACGTGATTATTTAAAAAAGTCCATTCAGGGTGATCATTACAAAAACCCCATGAAGTTTCACCCCATCTTTGGGATAATAATTCTACTTTATATTTATCAGATTCTATTATAGCTTTAACTATATCTCGACTACGTGCCCCATAACCTGAATAGGTATCAAAGGGACAGCTTATTACAAAACGTGGTTTACTCATTAATATATTATTTTATGATTTAAAAATTTACCTTTATATTCATTAGTGTTAATTACTTCATATTTTTCTCTAGGTTTCCAAGTATCAAATAAAGTGTCTAAAGCCTCTATAACTCTTTTTGCTTGGTGTTTAGAAGTAAATCCTGCTTCATCACCTAAAGCCCACTCTCTACCTTTTAAACCTCTTCTTTTTAATTCTTTTCTTCCTAATTTATAACATTCTTGCATTCTTACAGTTGCATCTTCCCAAGCACATCTATCATCATATATATAAGGAGTTGGAGGGGATCCTTGAATAGATCTAGAAGTTGGGTAGACTGGAAATGCCCATTCACCATGTTTCTTATATGTACCCCTATGATTAGAAGGAACCTCAGCACTAGGCTCAAACCATTTATCTTCATTATCTACAAATCTCATTTGATCTTGCATTCCACCTGTAACATTAGCTATAATAGGTGTACCTGATAATATAGCTTCTGTATTAGCTAATCCCCACCCTTCATTAGATGTTAATAGAGTATGGACATCTGCTATATTATATAACCAATTTAATTGTTGTTCAGATAATCTTTGATCTATAAAAATTACGTTATCTTTATAACTTTCATCAAATAAATATTCTTTAACCTTAGGTAAATCAGTTCCAGCATCGGTTACTCTTTCTGTTTTAAGAACCATAAAACAATCCCTTGCTTCATTTTCAGGTAAAGAATCTAAAAATGCTCTAAAAGCCATTAATGTGTCTGGGATTTGTTTTCTTCTAATATTTCTAGAATTAAAAAATAATACAAATTTTGGTTTCTTTTTATTAAATATTTGTGATTTGAAATTTATATAATCTAAATCATTTTCATCAATAGGAAAATAGGAGTTACGATTCTTACCATGTGGTACATATCTAAATACCTTATTACCTTCACTTCCTTTTAATACTAGTTTATTAATATTTACGGTTTGTTTTGATATACCCATTAATAAATCACAGGCTTCATAGTATGGTTTATTATACATTGGAGCGGGATAATCATCCCAAATATTTAAATAAGTAATAGGAATTTGTTTTCTAATTTCCTGTTCCATATTAAATATAAAAGTAAAGTATCTTGGATCCGTAATTAAAAATAGAGCATCAGGTTTTTCAAGTTTTATAAGTTCTCTTATAATTCTACTATCACCATACCCATCTACAGGATACATTATTACTGAGGAGTCTTTTAAACCATTAACTTCATTTGTAGCTGTAGAAAGGTCTAGTCTTTTTCCTTTTTCAGGGTGATTAATTGATCCAGCAATTTGTACCCAATTAAAATGATGTGCAGTATGAGTTACTATTTCTTTAGCAACAGTTGCTACACCTGAATGTACTCTAATATCATCACATATTAAAAGTATTTTTTTTCTTTTATCCTTAGGGATATGTTTAAAATCTGTGTTCATAAGGTTATAATTCGATATTTGTTTGATTGGTTATTTGTTTACGGAAATTTTCATCTGTAAGGTACAAAAATAGTGCACGATCAGCAAGTTTTTGTAGTGAAAATTTACGTTTTACACATTCAATCTTAAAATTCTCGAATAGATCACTTTGAACCTTAACACTAGTTAGTGTCATCTTTTTTGGATTACTCATAGTCTTTATTTATTAAAACGTTATTTATTATATATACATATATGGGAACCTACGAAAAATGTTCACCGGCTCCACATAATTCTTTATCTTTACTATAAGGACAGAAATTACAATTCCATTTAGATGGAGATTTGTGATAGTCTGCTTCTTTTATTTTTCCACTTGAATTAAAACATTCATTGATAAAATCATTAATAGCATTTTTTGCTCTTGATAGTTTGATTTTACCACTTGGTGGTGTAAACTGTTGTACTCTATAAGCTTGATAAGGGGACATAAGCTTTTCATCATCAGGATCTAATACTTTCCTCTTAAGGATAAAAAATTCAATTTCAATCTTATCTAAAGGTATTCCATATTGCTCTGAAAAGTATTGTTTATAAAGTAATAGTTGGAATTGCTTATTTTCATCTTTTTTAGCATAATCATTCCACCCATTGGTACTGGTTTTTATGTCAATTATTTTAAATGTCTCTGTTTCCTCATGGTAGGTGACAACATCGAGATACCCCATATATAATACGTTATTTAACATTTTATTTGGTGCTACTACAATAGGTATTTCACAACCTACTAAATATGTACCCTTTTTACTAAAATATCTACTACGTTTTTTCTTAAACCAATCTAATATGGCCATACCATCATCAAAAAATTCTCTCATTTCGGCCGCATCTGAAAAATGTTCTGATTTGTTTGACTTGTATTGCTTTTGGTATTCACCTATGTATGCTTCTTGGAAATATTCTTCCATGTTGATATCTCTATCTGCAGCTGCAAAAGATTTTTCATATGCTACATCTAAATAATGCTGCATTGCTTCATGGACTGCAGTTCCAAAAACAGTATGTATTGAAGATGTAAATCGTTTAATTTTATCTTTATACTGAAGTTTCCATCTATGGGGACATCCTCTAAATATAGACATCTGAGAATATGATATATTCTTTTGATATGCATAATTAACGGGTGAAGGTGGGTTATTCCTTATTTCCTTTACTATTTTTGGGAGTTTTTTTGCCAAAATTTATCTGTTATCTATATAAATGAATACTTCAGTATAATACTCTATAAAATGGTCATTCCATAAATCCCATTTAATATCTACTCCATTAATAGCACTAACCATATGATTAGGAAATAACCTTAAATAAGTATCTCTAAAAGCTCTAAATTTTGCTTTTAATTCTGGGGTTGATAAATGCCATTCTCCTGCAATTTTTTTAATATTATTTTTTATCCACCAAATATTTTCACTGTTAAAAATATCATATTCTCCTCCTTCACAATCCGTTTTAAAAAAATCAATTTTTTTTATATCATATTGTTTTAATAAAGATGTAAATTTTAAAGTTTTTACTAAAGTTTTAGAAAATGCTGAGTTTTGGTTTGTGGATTCAAAAATATAAAGTAATTCTTTTTCCCCATCCTGGTTAGAAATAGCATAGGGTACTAATGTAAAATTACTACCTTTCATATTGGTAGTTAAAGTGGGAATTTCAGTTTGTGAAGGTTCAACACCAATTATTCTTTTTGGTTTTTTTCCTTTAATTGAATAGCTAAAAGGACCTACACTAGCACCACAATCAAGAACTATATCTCCCTTTTCAACTTCAAAATATTTTTCGTACGCCCTATCTTCAATTTCTTGAGTAATTGTAGCTTTATGATTTTTACCTTCAATGGTATCATAGGACATCCACCCCCAATTAAACCCTTTTAATATATCCATTTATTTTTTCCATTTATTACGACCTACTAAAAGACCGATTATTCCATAATTGGCAATATCTATAAATGTATCCTGCATACCCTCACCTTCAACAAATGATCTACCATTAATCAATAAGTTTTTTAAACGTGATATTTTATCAGTTAATCTAATACATAACCCAGTTAGTGAGAATTGTTTATCATCGCTGTTATTAACGATATCTCCACCTAAAGCAATGTTATTTAATCCATAATCCATATGTTTACGAGCAAACATTTCATACATTTCTTTTTGTATTTTTTTAAATTCCTTAGATAATTCTGGGTATTCTTTTTCAAATACCTGTATGCTTAATTTTGATGAAACACCTTGTTTTGCATTCATAATTTCTCTATCACTCATAACTTTTTCTATTTCTTTTGCGTTATTACCAAAATGACCTACATTTTCAAAATATTTAGATATTATACTACCCATTGATCTGTTGTTCTAATGAAAAATACTTTTCAATTGCTGCTAATCTATCATCAGCATCAACTAACATAATAAGTGCTTCTTCAGCATTCTTATAAAAGTCTTCTGTTGAATGATCTCCAATCCCAACTGCTTTGTTACCTAATAATTCAAGTGATAACATTGCTTTGGCTTTATCTGCTAATGCAGATGTACGTAACATTTCTACTAGTTTGTTCATTTTAATAATGGTTTTATTTCTTTTGTATTTAATCCTCTATTCGATAATATACGACTAATTTGTTGAGTATCCAACAAAGTTATATATTCCTTTGCTTCTTTACTTGAACATTGAAAGTTATCTTTAATATGGTTGATTAAATCAGTGTTTGGTTGTTTTACCTTAGACTTGATATATTTACTCCATTTATTATTTTTAGGAATAAATTCTTTATAAACATTATAAATCATTCTCTTTTCCTGTGGAGGTAAATCTTGAACATAATTTACTACTTCTAAGTAATCTGGGTTCATAGATAAAAATCTATGTATCATGTAACTATTCCAAACTTCCCAGTCTTTGTCTGTAAAAGACTCAACTGGAGGTTTGGTAGTATTAATTGCTTTTAACCAATCAAAGATATTTTTCATTAAATAATATAATCTTTATATTCTTCTCTTAATTCTTTTGGTATAGATGATTCTAGAATTTTTTTACTTGTAGCATCATAAAATACTGGAATTGGTAAAAGTGCGTCTTCATCTGTTCCCATTACGAATTTAGATACGGTTCTTAATAATACTCCTTGAGTAAATAAAACACCCCCGTCAAAATTTTCGATGGATGTTGTGTTTTTTAAATCAATTGGTGGTGCTTGTTGTGGTTGTTGCATAATTATTTATATTTTATTAAAGTTTGAATTAATGACATTATATTTATTTCCTTGTCAATACGGAAGTTTGCTTTATATTGATGTTCGTTTATTGCTAATACTGCTGTACCTTCTTTATCTTTATAATATTCAGATGAACGATCGTAAAGTGCTCTAAATAACTCATCAAAATCATCTACATTAGCATCTGCTATAATTTGACGTATAATATTAAAGGATGATACTTTATTACCTTTAGATAATTCAGTAATAACTTTATCTATATAATTTGATGATACTAATACTGAGGGGTCTAATTTTAGTACGGTTATATAATTAGTAGGATGTAATTCATCTTCTTCTTTGGTTGTACTTAATTGTATAGTATTAATACATTTACGTAAATCAGGGTAATATTGATTAACTAAAGGTACTAAATCATTGATATTAAAACTAATTTTTTCTTCTTTTAAAATCCAAGATAAATGCTTAGCAACATCTTTTTTAGTTGGGGGTACAATTTTAAGTACTTGACATCTAGATTGTAAAGGATCAATAATACGCTCTACAAAATTACAAGTCATAATAAATCTTGTAGTACGTGAAAATGTTTCAATTATATTTCTAAG